CCATGTTGCCTTTTGTAATCCATAAAGAGAGTTTCGGCTACTCTTTTTCCTTCGTCGTAGCAAGATCTGATACCTATTGGGTTAACATTGCCCCAGTAAGATTCTTTTTGCGGATGCTCTAGAGGATCTCCATAAATCTCTGATGTAGATGCCTGCAGGATCTTAGCACCTGTACGCTTAGCTAAACCAAGAAGGTTGATTGCACCTAGGACAGACGTCTTAGTGGTTTGAATTGGATCATATTGGTATTGAACTGGAGAAGCAGGACAGGCTAAGTTATAAATCTCATCAACCTTAAGAGAATAATATGGAAAACAGACATCGTGATTAATAAATTCAAAATTGTCCCATATCATCAAAGACTTAATGTTTCTTTTGCTTCCAGTAAAGAGGTTATCAATACAAAATACTTGATGGCCCTGTTGTAACAGTTTTAAACCACCAGTAACTATAATTCTTTTAGTCATTCCAATGCCTCAGTACGCCTGCTATGATTATAAAATTAGTAATAAGATAAGAGAAAACAATAATTGTACGAATAATTGCTACTTTGTCAGCATCTTTATCGTCAGATAATGCTTTCTCGCCGAGAGCCTTACACCAATAATCCCAAAATTTAAGCCTTCTTGAGTCTTTCAATTTCGTCTTTAATGTGAAGTTTCTTTTTCTTGAGTTCATTGATAAACATCAAATCACCTCGGTGTTGTACCTCTTCTGTCAATCGTTTATCAATTTCATGATGCTGTAGAACCAGATGATCTATGTGGCGTTGTAGTTTATCTTGATCCATTTTTATTCCTCAAAAAGATCTTCGTTCCATTCCCTGTGGCCTTCTCTCCAAGCCATATTAGCTTGGGTCTCTCGCACCTCCACTCTATAACACCAAAGACGATCCGCTTCACCTGGACCCCACATATCGGGAATGTATACTCCATTAACGTATTTGTAGAGCTGATCAGCTAACCCTTCGCAACCGAGGCGAGGAAGGATAGTAAGTTTAGCCATCTTCTTTTCCTGAAGAAGCTTGTAGGTTTCGATCTCTGGATCATCCTCAGCTACTAGTAAAGTGTGATCAAATTGTTCTTGAAGCACTTCTTTGAGTTCTTTCAAGCCACCATAATCAGCACACCAATTCCTAGCATCAAGCGTATCACAACCAAAGTAAAACTTCATAGAAAAGCTGTAACCATGAATCAAATTGCAGTGACTGTCAGCTTTATATTGCCTATATGCACACGGAAAGGCATCAACAAATTCTTTAGTAGATGTATATTTGTATGTTACTAGTTGCATTTTTACCCCTGGTATTTTTTACAATTATTAAAATGCCATCTTTTCATCATAGGACCTTTGCCAATTTTACCACAATATGGACAGGTGTAATCTTGAACAAAATTATGTGTACCATCTTTCAATCTTTTAATAGACAATTCCAAAGATTCTTGGGATGTCAATCTTCTCTTGCTATTAGATAGCCCCTTTTTATAATTAGACGGTAATCCTCTTCTCCAATCATCGTTTTTCTTCAAAAATTCATCAACATCTTCATCGGTTTTAAATTTAAAAACTTCTACACCATTTGTAACAGGTTTTCTTCCTGGCGGTGTAGTCGCCCAAATTTTTTTAGACAAAGAACTATGATTGAAAGAATCAGAATGTATGCCAATTTTCTTATTAACACACTTCGAGCCATGTTGTTTTTGGATATCGTATAGTTCAATAGGATCTATATTAGCACATTTAGCCAGTTTAATGCAAGCCGCATAGTCCCCTTGGTACAAATGTATTTCGAAATGTTCTCTTGCAGTCAAAGCTATTAAATTACCAGGGTCATTATTTAAATAATTACCGTCTAAATGATGTACATGCATACCAGGATCTAGTTTTTTATTGTTGTGTTTTTCCCAAGCTCTTCTAGCAGGCGTATTGTCAGTTCTTTTTTTCATAAGACCTCCTGCTAGTATTTATATGACAGCGGATACCTATGTGTGATATTTTTTTTCCTCTTCTTTAGGCTTTCCCTCGCTATCAAATCCATAAGACCCATTGTATGCATGAAGCATTTCTGCTTCGAAGCTTAGGTACTGGCCGATACGAGTGCCCTTTTTAATCCTAGCGTCACCAATCGTAACGTGTAGAACACCGGCCATAGTCCCAGCGTAACAACTGTCATACAAGCCACTAGTAAGAAAGAGACCGTTACGGTTAAAAGTGCTACGAGTAATAACCCAGCCTGCCTCTCCCTCGCCGACATGAATAATATTGTCCATGACCACTTCATAATGGCCAGGCACCAGGTAAAAGTATCCATCTTCATCTGGTTGTACTTCGTATTCAGTGCCTCTGTGCTTCTTATGATCATTAGAAATCTCGAATAGATCTTCTTTAATCTTGTATACTTTACCTAGCTTCAAGTCCAAGGCGTTTGGCTGTACGCTCTCTGGATCTACGTTTGATATACTGCTCTTGCTGTTCGCAGAAAATATATGTTTCATTGACATTGTGATACTCCACTAGTTTACGAAAAAATTTATTTTTATCATCAACATTTTTATATCTACAGTTGATTGCTTGCATTATTATACCATTTAATACGTTTTCAACAACACCACTTCTAAGTTTTTTTTCTACATAAAACTTGTAGTTTTTTATTGTGTTAAAAAACTCATCTTCAGAAGACTCTGTCCAGCTTTTTTGTTTTTTTAAGAAACTTAGTTTGCCTCTTTCATCTTGCCCAACACAAAAATGATGTTTACCTTCTTTGAATAATTTTTTTTGTACAACTTTGTTATTGTTTATATGATTTGGTTGAATAAAGTTATGAGTACCATTTTCAAGTCTGATCTTATTGATTCTTGTAGCAATAGATGAGAGCAATTCTTTATCATAAACTCCATTTGCATAATCATTAATGCGTTTTGCTATTAACAAACAAGCAAGATAGTCACTTTGAGAATAATGAATATTAAAATGATCAACTATTGATATACAAGCTAAGTTAGCTATATCGTTGTTGTCTCTGTTTCCATCAATGTGATGTATTTCAAAAGAAATACCGTTTTCGTCTTTAGGAATAGTCCCATTGTGTTCTTCCCATATTTTTCTATAATTCATTGTCAGCCCTTTGTTATGCATTAGGTTGACAATATTTATAATTATTCCTTCTTTGAAAGTTTCCCACTTTTCTCTAAAAAATGTATCAATAGTACTAAATAATGAATTGCTTTTAATATATCTTTTTTATTGTATCCTTCTTTCTTACCAAGCCTCATTATGTACTTTAAAGCTGTCCCCTGACACAGTTCAGCAGCTATATCCAAAGTATCCCACACATCGATTGTTTGGTAACCACCATTGCCAACATAGTGTTGGTTGTAAGTACTTAGAACATACTCTGAAATCTCTTTCAGAATAGCTTCTTCGTTATATTTGACGTCCACAGAGCTTCTCCACGATGTTATCGATATACTTCACATTCTTCATTGCCATAGCAATCTGATCAATTGTAGCTGAATTGTGCGAAAAGTCCACATGTTGTTTAAACTTACCATCTTTAAGACCGGTTGGTGAATTATCAAATTCAATGTTATTAACACCACACCACACAGCAGCGCTCGAATCCCAGCTATTAAAAAACTTCAAATAATCCTTAACAACGTAAAGTTCATTGGGACCATCTAGCATTCCAAGCATGTGTAGTTTCTTGCTGTGCTTGTGAATGTTATAAAAGAAACGTGTATTAGTTAATTCTTCTAAGAACTTCCATCTCGCAAGCATTGTGTGGAACTTATTGTTAGCATCAATACCATAAGCCATCGGAATTGCCAAGATAGAAAAACCAATCATATCTACTTCTGGTGCTTCAGAAGCCCACAAGAAAGCCTTAATGAGGTCTTGTAAATCACCTGGTTCAGATTGAGGGCAAAAAAATGACTTTAGACCATTCGCCCTAATGTCGTAATACATTTCAACCGCTTTATTAATAGTAACACTCGAATGATGGCCAGGATAATCCGTCATCACAACATAGTCAGCTTTTACTTTTTTAGCCAAATTAACAAGTTTACTTGAATCGTACATCGGAAGATCACGACTAAACATCTCAAAAGCAGAATTATCTAAAATAATTTGACAATTGGTAGCTTCTTTTTCTTTGTGATACCATTCGCTGTATTTCTCATCTTCCTCGACCAAATGAGCTAAAAGAAGATGAGTCTTACGGCCGCTAGCAAAAATATCGAGATAACGAGTAGGGGTTATATGACAAAAATTCACAGTTGATCCTTTGGATAATAACAAGTTGAACCATTCTCGCCATCTTCACTAACGGTAATAATTAGATCGCGGTTCAAGTATCTTGGCTTTAAGTAATTTGCAATCTCATCACAAATCATTTCACATGACATATTAAAAAGCTTAAGAGTATTAGTGCTGTAGAGATTTTCTAGTTCCCTCTTAAGCATAATGAATTCAACATCCCTGTCGTCGTGATAAACTTCCATTTCAACCTTAAAATGAAAAATGTGACGATGTGGGTGTTTTAAGAATGCAACCTCGTCTGGTGCATTGGGGTATTGGTGGATTCCTTCTCTTTGAAAGGTAATCCAGATAAATTTTTGTTTCTTCATGATGTCTCCTCTAAAAGTTGTTTTTTCCTTAGAGCTTTCATGCGAAGTTCTTCCTCAGTAAGTTGAGACTTCAAGTATTCTAGTGTGTTTTTTAGTTCCTCAAAGGGCAATAAACGAATCTCAGTGATCCCGGAATTATCATACTTACGTTTATTTTCAACCTTTAGATAGTCTTCTACCCAAACTTTATGGGTTTCTGGCGGAAACAATTCATGCAAACAATGATATTCGAGCTCTTCAGCAAAGATCCTAGCATTTTCACCAAAAAAATTCTGACTATAGAGACACTTAATATCCCAGTCTGAATAATCTTTCACGTATCCATCGTCATACTTTGGATTAAACCTATGCATAGCGTCTGAATGGTGAGTGATACCAAATTTGATCATCAGTTTGCCATCTCTAGGCTTCTCGTAAACTTTATTTTTAAACTGCATTACATAAAACTTACAATAATCTCTCAATTAACACCTCGACATCTGCATCTTAACATGATTGTAGAATTCTGCTTTTACTGAATCATTGTGGAATAGACCATGAACTACCGCAGTTTGCGTAAGGCTAGAATGAGCCATCACACCACGATTCTCCATACAACCATGTGTAGCTTCAATATACACCGCAACATTTTCTGTATCCGTGGCATTCATAATCTGACGAGCGATCTGATTAGCAAGCTCTTCTTGAAGGGTGCCTCTCCGGGCACACCATTGAGCAATCCTTGCGTACTTAGATAGCCCAATCACTTCGCCCGTAGGAATGATTCCAATAATAGCTACACCCTTAACTGGCTGATGATGATGACTACACATCGATAAAAGTTCAGCTCTCACCACAAGCATCCCTTCAAAACGATCTGATCCTTCATTAGGAAAAGCAGTAACATCGGGCATTGGACTATAACGGCCGTCCATTAATTCCCACACATACATCTTTGCGAGACGACGAGCTGTTCCTTTACTGTTTGGATCATTCTCTCTATCAATAAGAAGAGTATCGAGTACTCCTTCAAATTTGATAGTCAGTTCATCTACAAGATTATTTCTTTCTTCATCAGAGATAAAATCTGAAATGTTATCACTAGCAAAAAAGCGTTTGTTGTTTTGTTTAAGTCGTTCACGAATTACATCTGATAAATGTTTAGCCATTATGTTGTTTCCATTTCAATTTTGTTTCTTTTATATCTACCCATTTTATCTGAATTAGATTTGGGTTTGCAACAGGCTATAGCATTAGCCAATACTCTTGAGTCGGTTTCTTTTGTGAGACCTTTGTTCCATGGAACTCTTCCTTTTTGAGATGGTGGTTTTGTACCTCTCTCTTTGTGAAAATTACTAATAGTTCGTTTCAACACTGTTGAGTCTTCACTAGACCAAAACTTTTTTTTAGTATTTGAAATCTTTTCTTTTATAGACAATAGTTTTTCTTCGCTTGAAGTCCAATGACCATTAACATGATTAGTTAAGTTATAATATGTTTTACCTAACTCATCATCTGGTATCATACTAAGCCATCTACCTTCAGCTTCGAGAAGATTGTTCCTAGTATTAACAACCTCTACAATCCTACGTCTAAAGTCGTTAGGACGTCTTTTGTATGATCTTCTCATCCAGTTCGAACTACAAATATACCCATCATCTTCATAACCCCAATGACACCCTATATAGAACCTTTTGTGTTTACGATCCCGCCAAATATAAACAAATCCGTACTTTTTCATAATACCCTCCGTAAAGAGGATATTTATAAAAAGTGGTATCTCTACGTACCCCAAGCGTTTTTAAATAGAGGAATCTGCAACCTGTCACTATAACGCCAACCAAGTTTTAAGGCAAGCTCTGCAACTTGTGTCTTATTAAGTTCATACAATTGTTCTGTACCACCACAAGGCATCAAATATACTGGACCTCTAAATCCAGCTTTGCGGTACTCATTCACGGCTTGCTCTGCTTCAGCTACATCGTATTTGTTTGCAACTACAAACTTTAGGTAAGTGTAACCTACCAGGTCATACTGCTTCACGACATCTGGCTTAATTGCATCTTCCCATTTCTCGCCAGAAACTGAAAGCTTAGGTGATACCGAGAATGTTAATTTATCGTAGTCTCTACTAAACCTAGTCCATTCCTCAAACAAATAATCGTGAAACTCGTCAGTAAGTTCCTGTGTGCCGTTGGTTTCAAATGTTAATTCTTGGAGGTGCCCTTTGTTTCTTGGTTCTTCCAAGAGGTCCGGATAAGATCTTTGCCATCCCAATAACGGCTCTCCTCCAGTAATGACGAGGTGAACATCTTGCCACTTATTATTCGGAAGCATCCCAACAATAGCATCAGTAATAGAACTGGTATCAAGAACAGGACTAAGGTGCTTGAAGCGAGGATCCCAACTAGCGTAAGAGTCGCAGCCAGTGTGTACAAGCGGAAGTTCTTCATATTTTGTATACTTTTCAATATTAATTGCTACTTGGTCTCGTTCCGTAGATTTTTCACCTTTTGACATTCCAAATCCAGAACAAGTAAAATTGCAGCCAAAAGTCCTTAAAAACACCGACGGCACACCCATGTACCGTCCCTCACCTTGAATGCTATAGAATAACTCTGCTACTTTAAGTTTTGCCATTACGAAACTCCATCAATTAACAAAGCTAACGTTAGTTAGCAAATATATTTGGCGACCCAGTTGTGATCACTTCACTACCATACGAGTCGCCTAACCTACCAATTCTACATCCATTAACATACACATCTGGACTAGCTGTTGAAAGTGCCACTCTATGTGGCACACAAGCTACCCCAACTAAAATGTCATGGGATCTATTATAATCCCCAAGCCTCACCGCACCGATGTCATTGAAAAAAACGTTATCAGATCCTTCATCAGTAGTTGTTTCAGAATCACAGCTGTGACCTGTACTTACTGTATCAACTCCATCTTTTCTAGCAACTGCAGGCATTATCGTCTTTCTATATCTACCGTATCAAGTTGCTTCTTCATGATATCAACAAGTTGAGTAATATATTCTTCATTGCCATCAGAATGAGCAATCAACTGCTCGAAATCTACATTTTCTAGTAATTTATATTTAGTTGCCTGCTGTTTTTTCTCTTTTTGGATGCGCCTAACAAATGCATAGTAAATTATTTGCGTATAATATGCAAATGGATTAGATGATTTTGCTGGATCAAACTTTGTAGCTGCAACAAGGCAGTTCTCAATGCCATCCGATATCATATCATCGCGATAAGTGTAGTTAATGAAATTTGCTTTGTAAGAGAGATGTGTAGCAATTTTTAGGAAACATTCACCAATATAATTAGAAACCATAGGGATTTCTAAACCATTTGCTTTAGCCTCGTCTACTTGTTTTTTAAATTCCACTAATTCGGCTAAAAACTTCTTGTTGTCTACATAATGAGACCCAGGTTCAATGGAAGGTTGGTTTTTCTGTGTCATCTAATTGATCTTCTTCGTCGAAATATTCATCTTCTTCATCTAACAAAAACTGCTGGTCATCCTCAAATGCAACAGGTGCATCCCCTTGAGAATCTTCTAAAAACTTTTCGTACTGATCTTTCACTGATTCCTCTACATCAACAGCTACAATAATGTTTTCTGTAGGGATATCAATTATATCTTTTTTTGCTAATTTAATCCACGGTTGCATAGTATAGGTCTCAATCATAAAAGGACCTTTGGCAAACTTAACCGTGGAGATTAACACTGGATCAACAACTGAAATAGATTTAGTTTCTTTAAAATTAAGACAAGAAGAATCAGTAGAGGCTATAATATTTTCGCCATTAGTTAATTTGATTAACTTACAAAACATTAAATGTCTACCTTGGCTATAGTATAGTCAAATTCTTCATCTGCATATAGTTTAATTCTTTCAACCATATGAAGAATTGTGTAGTTTTTTCTTGTCTTCCAAGACATATCGTCGCCAATGTCGTAAAGTTTACAGCGATCTTTGGTATCGCCAACTCTTAAACCACGACCAATTGATTGTAGATTTCTAATTTTGGATTTAGTTGGAGAAGCAAAGATAATGTTGTGAAGATTTCTAATATTTATGCCAGTAGAAAAGGTACCAAAGCTGGCGACAATGATGGCATCAGATTCACTTTCAGTGATCTTTCTCACCTCCTCTCGGTCGCGTGTATCGGTATCCCCGCACACAAAGAATACCTTCCTGTCGCCAGCCTTGGCCCAAATCATATCATACAACAACTTACCATGCTTTTCAACATATTGAAACAGTACCAACGTGTTACCTTTTTGGTCTATAGCTAGATTGCGAATAAACTTGTTTCTTGGATTATAAGTAACCAAAAAGTCCATCTCTTCTTGATACGTTAATTCTTTGTTTTGTTTACAAATATCGTCACTATATTTTAAAATTACAGCAAATATCTTTAAATCAGCTAATTGTTTGTTATCTATTAGCTCTCTCGTGCTAGTGGTCCTGTATACGGGGCCAAATAGCCCCTCTAAGACGAGCTTATGAGTCTTGGTGCCATCCAATGTCCCAGTCGTTCCTATCCTGTATGGAGCGTGAGTACACTTGTGCATGATGGTTGTTAGTGACTTGGCTTTAAAAAGATGGCACTCGTCCCCAAAAACTGCCTGAAATTCTCTGAAAAAAGTCTTAGGAAGCTTATAGATCGACTGCCAAGTGGAGATTACAATTGGTGAGGTTGTAGATTTTTCGTGACCACCATAGATTCTATAGCAGTTGTACGAAACCTTCCATCCATTAATTGAAGAATAATCTTGAAAGTCACTATACAACTGCTCAACCAAAGAAGTAGTTGGTACGATAATTAGCTGTCTTCTTCCAAACTTTTCATTCCATCTAACTAAACAATAGATAATTAAAGACTTACCAGATCCAGTTGGCGATAAAAGAAGTCTTCTTTGATCATTAACTGCTTTGTGAATTGCTTCAACCTGGTAATCTCTAATCTCTATAGGCTTACCTTTTGATGCAAGTTGCAGACTGTCTAAAAACTCTTTAAGTACATCCAAAGAGACAAAACAATCATTATTAGCAGCGGTTTCATCACTTACAGTGTAGTCATTTACTTCAGCAAAATGCTCTAAGTATGGCTTAAGACCGACATACAGTTCTTTTGTAAGTAAATTAAAAAGCCGAATGCGACCATCCCAGACCTTATTTCTAACCAACGGATGAAACTTTGCACCTGGAACTTCCAAAGTAAAATGATCGCATATTTCTTGTAGAACTGATATGTCAGAATTTACTTTTAGATAAACACAATCTTTATTAATTAGCTGAATTATTTTCTCTTGACTCATTTTTTAACCATCTAGTAATAGTACCTCTATTAACCTTGAAATATAAAGAGGCTTCACCGCAAGAAGAAAAATTTAATCCTTTTAATGTAATTGGTTTTTTTCTAGCTTCGCTAATTTTTTTTCGAACTTCTGGTCGTTTAGTTGGGTGTTTGTCCCCACTAACAGCCCAATACTTTTTTTTGCGTACCTCACTAATTTTTGCACCTACATATTTCATAGATTCTTTATATTTTGGACTCAATTTTGATCGTCTGGACATCTCTTTTTGAAATTCATTGTCATTAAATTTACACAACCGTCCTTTTCTATAACCC